GTTTAAAAAGTCACGTTACAAGGTTCTTTATGGTGGACGGGGCGGGGCAAAGTCTTGGGGAATAGCTAGGGCATTGCTTATCCTTGGCGCTAAAAGCCCAATGCGTATTCTTTGTGCGCGGGAATTCATGACTTCTATGCGGGATTCGGTGCATAAGTTACTGTGCGACCAGATTGAGGCGCTTGGCCTTTTAGGGTTTTACGAAATAACCCAAGCCAGCATTCGGGGAAAGAATGGGACGGAATTTGCCTTTGCCGGTCTAAAGAACAACATTGCCAACATCAAATCCTATGAAGGCGTAGACATTTGTTGGGTGGAAGAAGCCCAAACGGTTAGCCGGTTGTCCTGGAACGTCCTAATCCCTACCATCCGTAAGGAAGCAAGCGAAATATGGGTTTCGTTTAATCCCGAACTAGAAACGGACGAAACCTATCAACGCTTTGTTGCCAAGCCGCCCGAAGATTGCATCCAAATCAAGGTTAATTGGTCGGACAACCCTTGGTTTCCCGAAACCCTACGGTTGGAAAAGGATGCGCTAAAAGAACGGGATGAAGAAGCCTACAACCAAGTTTGGGAAGGTTTGTGCCGCCAAACGGTGGACGGGGCTATCTTTGCCAAGGAAATGCAGCAAGCAGAAAAGGACGGGCGCATTACCCGTGTAGCCTATGACGCTACCAAGCCGGTTCATGCGGTGTTTGACTTGGGTTGGTCGGATAGCACGGCAATATGGTTTTTGCAGTTTGTGGGCATGGAAACCCGCCTAATCCGGTACATCGAGGACAATCAAAAGACGATTTCCTACTATATGGCGACCATGCAAACCTTTGGTTACGTTTACGACACCATCTGGCTACCGCATGATGCCGAAAATAAAACCCTGGCGGCGGCGGGCCGCAGCATCAACGACATTGTGCGGACGGCTGGGTACAAGACCAATATCTTGCCCAAAGTGCCGATTGTGGATTCCATTAACGCCGCTAGGACGATATTCCCATCCTGCTGGTTTGACCGAGAACACGCCGCCGATGGGATTACTTGCCTACGGCACTACCGGTACGAAGTTGACCCCGATACGGGCCAATTTAGCCGAAATCCGCTTCACGACCACTATTCCCACGGCGCGGACGCTTTCCGTTATATTGCGCTTATGATTAAAGAACCCGTCAAGCGTAAGAAACAAGCCCTAACCGCCACGGTTGGCAATTGGATGGGTTAGTGGGATAATTGAAAAAAAGGGCTAACTATGGCTGACTATCAAGCACAAAATTCAAAAGGCGATGGACGCATTAACGATGCCATTAAGTTTTGGCGGCTAGTTAATGAAGCGGATTCGACCAACCGCGCCGAAGCGTTGCAGGACGTAAAGTTTGCAGCCGGTGACCAATGGCCCGTGGAAATCCAAAATAGCCGTAACGTTGAAGCCCGTCCGTGCCTGACTATTAACAAGATTGATGCGTACATCCGGCAAGTGACGAACCAGCAGCGCCAGCAGCGCCCACGCATCAAGGTTCATGCGGTCAACAACCTAGCCGATTACAAGGTTGCCCAAACCATTGAAGGCATTTGCCGCCATATCGAAGTTAATTCCAACGCCGACACCGCCTACGACACCGCCTTTGATTACGCCGTGCGTATGGGTTGGGGCTATTGGCGTGTCAATACCCGATACACAAGTGAAGATTCTTTCGACCAAGAAATCTACATTGACACCATTGACAATCCCTTTACCGTTTACTTTGACCCTAATTCCGTATTGCCCGATGGGTCGGATGCCGAAAGATGCCTAATCACTACGGTGATGGATAAGAAGGTATTCCGCGAACATTACCCTAATGCGGACGATGGCGCTAACTTCCAACAACGGTCAACCGGCGATGACACCGCTAGTTGGATCACTAAGGAAGATATACGCATTGCCGAGTTTTTCTACATTGAACGGGAAAAGGCTAGGCTTTACCTTTTAAGCGATGGTTCACGCCACTTTGCCGATTCGGAATCGTTCTTTGAACGGGTGGATGCGGCGGGGCTACAAGTCATTGATGAACGGGAATCGTTCCGCAAAGCCGTTAAATGGGTCAAGATGACCGCAATGGAAATCCTAGAAGAAAAGACTTGGGCGGGTAAATATATCCCCGTTGTGCCTTGCTATGGCGCACAAGTTATTGTGGACGATAAGCGTAAAAAATACGGCCTGGTGCGGTTTGCAAAAGACCCACAACGGATGTATAACTTTTGGCGCACATCCATGACGGAAAGCATTGCGCTTGCACCTAAAGCTAAATGGTTGCTTGCGGAAGGCCAGGACGAAGGGCATGAAAACGAATGGGCATTGGCTAACATTAAGTCAAGCCCCGTCCTACGTTATAAGCAAAAAGACATTGAAGGCGTACCGGCCCCCGTGCCTACACGGTTGCAACCCGAGCCGCCGCCAATGGGCATTATGGAGGCCGCAAACGCCATTTCGTCCGACTTGCAAATGGTCTTGGGCATCATGGATCCCAATCAGTTGCCAAGCGGAAACATTAGTGGTAAGGCATTGGCGGGACAACAAAACCAAGTTGACTTGTCTAACTTCCACTTTTACGACAACATGACCCGTTCCATCCGGCATACGGGCAAAATCATCTTGGACTTAGTGCCAAAGATTTACGATACCCAAAGGGTAATGCGGATTATTGGTGCGGATGGTCAACCAAGCATGGAAACCATTAACGAACGCAAAGTTGGTGACGATGGCATTGAAGCGGTGTTAAACGATGTTACGGTGGGCGAATATGACGTTGTAATGGATACCGGCCCTGGCTTCATGACCCGCCGCCAACAAGCCGTAGATGCCATGATGCCGCTAATGGCAAAGCCGGAATTGTTTAACGTTGCCGGTGACTTGGTGTTTAGGAACATGGATTTCCCTGGCGCGGACATAATTGCCGATCGCCTTGCCGCCATGAATCCGTTGTCCCAAATTGACGAAAAATCGGATATACCGCCGCAAGTGCAAATGCAATTGGCGCAAGCTAAGAAAACCGTCCAGGATATGCAAAACCAAATGGCGGCTATGCAATTGGCTATGAAACAACGTGCGGACATTGAAGGCGTTAAGCAAGAAGCCGAAACCAAGCGCGAACTTATGCGTCAAACCGCCAAGGCACATAACACGGAAACAATGGCTGAAGTTAAGGTTAACGACCAAAATACCCGCGCCATTACTAGCCAAAACAAGACCGAAATTGAGGCAATTGTTGATTTATTGTTGCACCGCATGGATACTAGCCGCTTGACTATGGAAATTGACCGTAGGAATGCCGAACAACAACAATATGCCCAATTTGCCGCCCAAGATATTGGTCAAGGGGCAAATCCATTAATTCAACAAATGCAACAAATGCCGCAACAAATGGCGCAATAAGTAATTTGTGGTATAAACCACACAACCTTACCCGTTAGGTAAACGGGGAAAATTCTTAGGATAAAACCTATGTCAGAAGTACAGGAAGCACCACAAGTGCAACCAAGGGTAGCCCAAACGGTGCTAACCAATGAAAACATGGCTGAATTCGCCGCCAAAAAGCTAGGTTTAGCTGCCCCAAGCGAGGCCGTAAAGACGGAACCGCAAGCGCAGAGTGAACCCGCAGATAGCGAGAATGAAGCGACAACGGTAGAGGATAGAAAACAGAATCCTAAATTGGAGAAAAGGTTTTCAAAGATGACCGAGCAACGGGAGGCGGCAAGGGCAGAAGCCCAAACCGAGCGCCTTGCAAGGCAAGAATTGGAAGCAAAGTTGCGGGATTATGAAGCCAAAGCAAAGCCTAGTGCCGAGCCAAAAGCCGATGAGGAACCGCAGCCAAATCAGTTTTCCGATATGTACGAATATGCGAAAGCATTAACGGATTATCGGGTTGACCAGCGGATGAATGAGGAAAAGCAAAAGGAAGTGCAAGCAAAGGTACAAGCCGAACGCGACAAGGTAATTAATACTTGGGCGAAACGGGTTGAATCTGCGAAAAGCGAAATGCCGGATTTTGAGGATATGGTTGGGTCTGCCGATGTTGTTGTGAGCAACGAAGTGCGGGACGCAATCTTTGAATCGGAAGTTGGCCCACGCATCTTGTATCACTTAGCGGAGAATCCCGAAATCGCTGAAAAACTGCAAGGCATGACTTTGACACGCGCCTTGGCAACAATTGGGAAGTTGGAGGGTCAGTTTGAAAAGGCCGAACCTCAGATAAAGCCTACCGTTGGAAGAAGTAAAGCGCCAGCGCCGATCAATCCGATCAAAGCGTCAGCGAACGGGCCGGTTACGGAACTTGATGGAAATCGTCAATTTCACGGTAACTACCAAGCCTGGAAAGCTGCACGACTTGCCGGAAGAATCCGCTGACATCACAATTTTTTTTTAAGGAAATGAAATGAGCAATAATCTGCTTACCATCTCCATGATTACCAACGAAGCGTTGATGGTCTTGGAAAATGAGTTGACTTTCTCCTCTGAAGTCATGCGTAACTATGACGATCAATTCGCGGTTACTGGGGCCAAAATTGGAGCCACATTAAATGTACGCCGTCCTGGTCGTTTTATCGGCACTACCGGCCCTGCTTTGAACGTTGAAGATTTCAACGAAACAAGCACTCCCGTTACGTTGTCGACACAGTTCCACGTTGATACGCAATTCACCACGCAAGACTTGGCACTTAGCCTTGACGCATTTTCGGATCGCGTCTTGAAGCCCGCCGTTGCCGCCGTAGCCAATAAAATTGACTTTGACGGTACGACTATGGCTAAGCTAAACACCGCCAATATTGTCGGTACTGCTGGTACTCCCCCCACATCGTTGTTGACCTACCTTACCGCCCAAGCCTACTTGGACTCTGAAGGTGCGCCCCGCGATGGTCGCCGTTCATGCATTATCGAACCGTTTACCGGCGCGACAATCGTGGATAGCTTGAAGGGTTTGTTTGTACCCAATGACCGCATTGGAATGCAATATGCCAAGGGCATGATGGGCCGCGATTCCGCTGGCATGAACTGGAAGATGGATCAGAATATTTCTGCCCAAACTTTCGGCACATACACCGGAACGGCGACTATCAATACCAGCACGGACACCGGCATTTTGACTACTGGTTGGGCGCAAACTTCTGCCCTTACCCTGACAAAATCCGGCACGTTCACTCCTAACGTTGGTGATACCTTCACCATTGCTAATGTGTACGCCGTGAACCCACAAAACCGTCAAGCCTATGGTAGCAACAAGCTGCGTAATTTCGTTGTGACCGCTATTAGCG